GTGAAGGAATTGGTACTGGGAGAGCCCAATGACAGGCAGAAGCTGTTTTTAGAGGATTCGCACAGATATATAGCTTTCGGAGGTGCCCGAGGCGGAGGGAAAAGCTGGGCTGTGAGAGTAAAAGCAGTTCTTTTAGCTTTCAGGTATCCCGGAATAAAGATAATGATAGTAAGAAGGACATATCCGGAACTTCGGGCAAATCACATCAATCCTCTGAGAGTTCTTCTGTCATCATTCGCTCAGTATAAAGACAGCACGAAGGAATTTTTGTTTCCTAACGGTTCTCTTATTATGTTCAGGCATTGTGCCACTCAATCTGATATTGACAAATATCAGGGTACGGAAGTGGATGTTTTGTTTCTTGACGAGGCGACACAGCTTACGGAAGAAGAATATGACCGATTCAAGGCATGTGTAAGAGGTGTCAATTCATTTCCGAAGCGAGTTTATCTTACCTGTAACCCCGGGGGAGTCGGGCATGGTTTTGTAAAGAGGCTTTTTATTGATAAGGCATATAAAGAAGGGGAAAATCCTGAGGATTATGTGTTTTATCAAAGTCTTGTCACGGATAATAAGGCACTTATGGAAGCAGACCCCGAATATATAAGACAGCTGGAGGCACTTCCTCCGAAACTGAAAAAAGCATGGCTTATGGGGGATTGGAACATATTTGACGGGCAGTTTTTTGAAGAATTCAGGGATATCCCGGAGCATTACAATGACAGAAAATTTACTCATGTCATAGCACCGTTTGAGGTGCCTTCTGACTGGAGGATAGTAAGAAGTTTTGACTTCGGCTTCAGAAAGCCTTTTTCCTGTGACTGGTGGGCGATAGATTATGAAGGAAGGGCATATCTGATATTGCAGCTTTACGGATGTACAGATATCCCCAATGACGGGCTTAAATGGCCTCCTGACAGGATTTTTTCTGAAATACACCGCATAGAAAACGAACACCGATGGCTTAAGGGAAAGTTCATAGACGGAGTTGCTGACCCGTCTATATGGGACGCATCAAGAGGAGAGGCAATAATCGAGTCTGCGGACAGACATCTTGTATATTTTGCAAAGGGAGACAATAAGCGTATTCCCGGATGGATGCAGTGTCATTACAGACTGAGCTTCAATGAAGAAGGAAAACCGATGGTGTACTTTTTTAATACTTGTACTCATGCTGTAAGGACTCTTCCGCTTCTTCAGTTTTCAGACACAAATCCCGAAGACCTTAATACAGACAATGAGGATCATTTTGCTGATTCGTTCAGATATTTCTGTATGTCAAGACCCATAAAGCCTCTGAGTGTAAAAAGTAAGGAAATTACGGGAGATGATCCGCTTGAACTTTATGCACCGTATTCTTACCGTTAAAAAAATTTCAAAAAGCGGCAAAACAGGGGCGAAAAGAAAACGGACATTCTGATAATATTTCCTCAGCCCCGTAAGTCATGGGACAATATACCGAAAGGAGAAAATCGATGGAGAAAAATAACCGTAATAAGACTGAAAAGAAACGAGAAGACTTTTCCGGAATGCGTAGGGCAGTTATCGGGGAAGAAGAGATAAGAGAGGCTGTAAAAACTCTTAAGAAATATAAGGCTGCGAAAACCAATCTTGATGAAAGAGTCATTGAGAATGAAAATTGGTTCAGAATGCGTCACTGGCAGCAGCTCAGACGCGGTGAGAATAAAAACAGAAAACAGTCAGGCTGGCTTTTTAATTCTATTATGAACAAGCATGCAGACCTTATGGATTCAATTCCCGAGTGCTCAGTGCTTCCGAGAGAGGAGAACGACCGAAGGGAAGCGGACAGGCTGTCAGGTGTTCTTCCCGTGATACTTGAAAGAAATAACTGGATGACGGTTTACTCTGATGCGTCTTACAGTAAGCTCAAAACGGGAACTGCAGTGTACAGCGTTTTATGGGATTCCTCTGCAGACGGGGGAGTTGGTGAAATCAGTATTAACAATACTGATATTCTGAATATTTTCTGGGAACCCGGCATCAGGGATATACAGAAAAGCAGAAATATTTTCCATGTTGACCTTGCAGATAATGACATTCTTACAGAAGAATATCCCTTTCTTGAAGGAACGCTCGGAAATGATTCCGGTGAGATATTCTCATATAACTATGATAACAATGTGGATACTTCGGGAAAGTCATGTGTTGTAGATTGGTATTACAAAAAGAAAAAAGGGAACAGAACACTTCTTCACTACTGTAAATTTGTCAACACCACACTTTTGTATGCTTCGGAAAATGACCCTGCTTATCAGGACAGAGGCTGGTATGAACACGGAATGTACCCATTTGTTTTTGATGCACTTTTCAAGGAAGAAGGAACCCCCGTGGGCTTTGGGTTCATTGATATTATGAAGGATGCTCAGGAGGAAATCGATATTCTCGGAAACGAGATAATAAGAAATGCAAGGCTCGGGGCAAGAAAGAGATACTTTACGAGGATAGACGGTGCTGTAAACGAAGAGGAATTTGCCGATTTCAACAGGGATTTCGTTCATGTAAACGGATCGTCCATAGGAGAGGAATCCATAAGAGAAATAGGTTTTACTCCGCTGTCATCCGTGTATATAACGGTGCTTAATAATAAAATTGCAGAGCTTAAGGAGACCAGCGGGAACCGTGATTTTACTCAGGGCAGTACTGTTGGCGGTGTTACATCGGGTGTCGCCATAAATGCTTTGCAGGAAGCGGGAAACAAGATATCCCGTGATATGATAAATGCCACATATAATGCATTTTCTCAGATATGCACCATTGCCATTGAGCTTATCAGACAGTTTTACACAATCCCCAGAAGCGTAAGAATATTGGGTTCTGACGGAGAATGGCAGTATTCACTTTACGACAACAGTGTACTTAAGGGGGTGCTGTCTGACAATGATTTCGGGCTTTTCCCCGAGCTTCGTGCCCCTGTTTTTGATGTAAAGGTCAAGGCACATAAGCAGAATGCTTTTTCACGCTCAATGCAGAACAGCGATGCTCTGAATTTTTACAGTATGGGATTTTTTGACCCTGAAAAGGCTGTACAGTCACTTGCTTGTATGGAGCTTATGGATATTGAAAACAAAGAGAAAATAAAATCCGTTATCAGTAAGAACCGAATGCAGTATGAAGGAGGCGGAGAATACGGTAAAGATAGACTTTTACGAGAATAAAGATGAACTCGTTTTAAGTGTCTCGGGACATGCAGGTTATGCCGAGAAGGGCAAGGACATCGTTTGTGCAGGAGTATCTGCCCTGTGTCTTTTGCTGAAACTTGCAGTTGAGAGAGTTTCCGAATCTGAGGGAACGGGTCGTGTTATCTGCAATGTGGAGGACGGAGAATTCTATCTGAGCGTGAAGGAACTGTCGTTTATCTCTTGCTCAGAAGAACTGAGGACACTTTTTGGTGCATGTTTTGCAGGATTTTCGGCTATAGAAAAGCTTTATCCTGTCAATGTGCACACTCACAAGCTTTTAATCCCTTTAGGGACTGAATGATATGACACTTCGGAAAGACGATGAAAAATTAAAAGGAGACAGAGAAAATGAAAACAGATGAATTGCAGCTTTTTGCAGATAATTCTGCAGAGGTATCATCACAGAACACCACAGAAACAGCGAATTCGGAGCAGGAATCGGAAAATGGTGCCGATGAGGGGACAGATTCTTATGAAGCAGAATTTGAAGAGCTCATCAAAGGAAAGTATGCGGGGGCTTTTTCAAAACGAACTCAGGGGATTATAGACAAGCGCTTTGCAAAATTCAAGGGCTATGAAAAAACAGCAAAGGCCTGTGAGCCTTTACTTGAAATGATAGGCGGGAAATTCCCCGATATTGATGCCTCGGATCACGGGAAGCTTGTTGAGGCTTTTCTCGGCTCTGCTTACGGAAATGAAGAAGACAAAGCTGCCACAGCCGAAAAAACAAAAAAAGAACCGTCACCGCTTCTCAGAGCAGCAAGAGTGATGCTTGAAAAAAAGGCGGCAAGAGAAGTAGCTGAGTATTTTGACAGAGAGCAGGAAAAGCTCAGGGAGATATACCCTTCATTTTCTCTCGAGAAGGAGCTGGGCGAATCAGAGGATTTCCGCAGACTTCTCAATTCCGGCGTATCCCTTCGCCGTGCATTTGAAACAGTAAATCTTGAAAAAATAATGGGACAGGCATTGAAATATGCCGCCATGTCTGCAGGAAAGAAAACTGCAGATGCCATTAAAAATTCCGTGCGTGTTTCTGAAAATCCCCTGAGAGACACAGCCTCATCGGTTCAGAAAACCGATGTGAACAGCCTTACTGAGAAAGAGATAATGAAAATACTCTCTCAGGTAAGTAAAGGTGCAAAAATAACATTCTGATTAAAAGGAGACAATTTATGAAATTCAACGAGATAACACTTACACATTTTTCAGCAGGAGATGTGTTGAATTCAACACAGGGCACAGTGGAAAACGGTGCAGTTGCAAATCCTGATGCCCTTTCTGCCGAAATGAAAACCTTCTATGACAAGACACTCATTACACTTGCAGGTGCAAATCTTATCCATGAACAGTTTGCACAGAAAAGACCCATTCCCAAGGGAGGCGGCAAGACCATTGAATTCAGAAAGTTTTCAAAGCTTCCCAAGGCATTAAAGCCTATTACGGAAGGAGTGACTCCTGCAGGCAACAAGCTCAGTGTATCTGCAGTTTCATGTACCGTGGATCAGTACGGTGATTACATTGAGCAGACAGATCTTCTGGAGCTTACCGCTATTGATAACACTATTGTTGAAGCCACAAAGGAACTGGCTTCACAGGCAGGACTTACACTTGATACTGTTGTAAGAAACGAGCTTATGGGCGGTACAAATGTAATGTATGCTCCTGAGGTTACAGACGGCAAGGAGACAGAGATACTCAGCCGTGCGGATATTACGAAAAACTGTAAGCTCCGTGTCAAGGACATCTTCAAGGCAGCAGCTCAGCTCAAAGCTGTGAATGCTCCTAAAATTGACGGCAGTTATGTAGCCATCATTCATCCTTATGCTGCTTATGACCTTATGCAGGAAGCAGGTGAGCAGTGGATAGGTATCAGTAAATACGTAAATCCCGAAAACATTCTTAAGGGTGAAATAGGTACTCTCGGCGGTGTCCGTTTTGTGGAAAGCACCGAGGCAAAAATTTACGGTCCCGAAAAAATCAGTGATGATATTTCAAGACTTACAGTAAAGACTGCGGTCACTTCCCAGAGTGCTAAGGTTGCTGTTGAAGAAGTGCTTACTGCGGGAACTTTCTCAAAGCCTGTGGCAGTTTATTGTGCAGGAGCGGAGAATACCGTTACAGGTATCGAAAACAGCGGCGGTGTTTCATATCTTCTTCTCGGGACTGCCGTATCTTCTCTCAAAGCAGGTGATACCGTCTGCGGCAGAGGCGGCGGCAAGGACGGCACAGCAGTATTCTGTACACTTTTCCTTGGTGAAAACGCTTACGGTGTCACAGATATAGAAGGCGGCGGACTTGAACACATCGTAAAACAGAAGGGCTACGGCAATGACCCTCTTAATCAGAGAAGCTCTGTGGGCTGGAAGGCAACAAAGGTTGCAAAGAGACTTCTTGAGGAGTATATGCTCCGTGTTGAATCAGGTTCCGAGTTTTCGATGACTTCTGAGACAAACTGATATTTTTGATTTACAAAAAACTCTGCTCCGGAAAATATTTCGGAGCAGAGGAAAAGAAAAGGAGATTAATAATGAAAAAAACGAAGGAAAACATGAGAACAGTATTTATTCCCAGACTTTCAAAAAATGACGACTCTCTTTTTGTTGCAGTAAACGGGAAACGTATACTTGTAAAAAAGGGTGAAACTGTTGAGCTTCCCGCACCCTTTGCAGAGGTTATTGAAAATTCCGTAAAAGCGGGAGAACAGGCAGAGAATTTTATTGCATCTGTGACAAATGTAAACTGACGGGCAGGTGTTAATATGACGGTCAGAGAGATAATAAAAAAGGCAGACGAAGCATATCCTAATGTTTTTTCTTTTTCGCAGAAAGCCGGATGGCTTGAAGAGCTTGATAACAGGGTGTTTTCAGAGGTGTTTTCAAGATATGAGGACAGTGAAGAGAAATTTACGGGAGGGTATTGTGAAGATGATGAAACAGAGCTTCTGATTGGTAAGCCATACGATGATATTTATATCAGATACCTTGTTATGAATTTCGATATTGTGAATTCAGATATGGTAAGGTATCAGAATTCTGCGGCACTTTTCAATTCACAGTATATTGCCTTCGGCAACTTCTATAACCGCACCCACAGGATTTCAAGTGCCGTAATAGACCCGCATTAAGGAGAGATATTTATGTTGTATCCTGAATTACGCAAAGTAAAGGAAAAAATAAGCAGAACCGATGTTTTTACGGGGATAAAGGCAACGGGCAGGATATCGGAAGGTAAATTCCGTGATATGGTAAACATTTCCTTTGATGAATTTCCGTGTATGAGAACAAGACGAAAAAGGGCAATATGGACAGGCAGAACTTCTCTTGAATCAGGTGCTGTGGATTATAACGGCGGAGAGCATATTTATTACGGTAAAGGAATTCTTGAGGCTGTATCTGTCGCAGGTAAGTTTCTTTTTTGTTCTGAAAAACACCTCTATGTAGACGGTAAGCGGCTGGGAGATATAGAACTTGACCGGTCTGTTGAAAAGCGGAGTATTATCGGTTTCGGAAGAAATTTGCTTGTTCTTCCCGAAGGCGTATATATTGAGTTTTCGGATGACGGAAAATATAAATACACCGATATGCACTCGGAGATAGTATTCTCTGATGTTTCTGTTTCTTTTTGCAACAGTGCTTATGAAGATGTTACCGTAAAAAACAAGTATCTTCCGCCTTTAGTTCCTTCGGTAGGAGACACTTATATCAGAAAAGAAAACGGAGAAATGTATCTTTGGGAGTATACTTCAGGCGGTACATGGGAGAAAAACGGCAGACTTTATGTAAACATCAGAGCGGAGGGTATCGGTGAAGGGTTCTATGTCGGAGAAAAGATAAGTATAGCCGATGATATTTTTTCAGCAGAAAAAGGCAGTGTAGTTGATGCTTCAGATGACAGAATAACGGTGGATATTATTCTTGATGAAGCTTCATCTGAACACGGTGAACTGAAGTTCAGAAAATATTTTCCTTTGATGGATTTTGCAGTTGAACACAATAACCGTATATGGGGCTGTCGTTACGGAGAGGATATCGACGGAAATTTTGTCAATGAGATATATGCCTGTGCTCCCGGGAATCCTTTGAAATGGTATTGCTATGAGGGTACATCTATGGACAGCTTTGCTGCCACACTCGGCTGCAGCGGAGAGTTTACAGGTGCTTGTGTGCTGGGGAATGATGTGCTGTTTTTCAAAGAAGATTACCTGATAAGAGTAAGCGGAGATTCTCCTGCCACCTTTTCTGTCCAGACCGTCCCGTTTCAGGGTGTGGAAAAGGGAAGCAGCAAAAGTATCGTCCGTATAGCCGACCGTCTTTTTTATAAGGGGAGAGAGGGTATCTGTGTTTTTGACGGTTCGTCACAGATGGTAATATCGCGTTCTCTGGGAGACGGGAAATTCAGCGACGTTATTGCAGGTGCCGTCAACGGTAAATACTATGCAGCAATGACAGACGGCAACGGCAAACGCAGTATTTATGTTTTTGACAGTGCTGTATCTTACTGGAGCAAGGAGAACTGTGCAGATATACGATATATGATAAATATGGGCGGTTGTCTGTTTTTTGTGGAGCTGACAGAAAGAGTTGATGATTATGCCAATTTGTACAGATTTGTTTTATGGGACGAAAAGAAGAAAAATGATGCACCTGATATACTTGGGGCTTTTCTTGAAAATTCCGATCATGTTTATGTAAGTGAGGACAGTGTGTCATGGTTTGTTGAAACAGGGGAAATAGGAGAAAACACACTTCCCGAAAGGCAGATTCTGAGAAGTATTCTGATAACAGCTTCGCTTGTTGATGAATCGGATATAAAAATATTTATTTTGCCCGAGGGGGAAACTGAGTGGATAAGTCTCGGCATTATATCTTCAGCAAGGAACGGTGCATTCAGTGTGCCAGTAAATACACCCCCGTGTCACAGTTATATCATCAGAATTGAGGGACAGGGGGAGTGTATGATTCATTCCATTGTCAGACGGAGTGAAATAACAAGTGAGGTGAAAAATATTGGCAGACGATAGGATGTACAAAAACACTGAGGATATTTACAGGCTTCTTTTGTCGCTTAAAAAGGAAATGAGTGAACTTACCGTACAGGTACGGGCTATGAGAAAAGAAATGAAGGGAGATGATATTGGTGCAAAAAGTAAATAAGAAAAAAGCCGTTGAAGAGGCTTTAAGTGAGCTTTCAAAGAATAAGAGCACTTCAGACGGCAGTATACAGGACAGTCGGGAGACAAGTTCCGGTTTTCTTGCTGCTGCAAAGGATGTGGTAAATAATGTTGCTGATGCGGTTTATTATCCCGTTACAGCACAGAAATATCTCAATAAGCTGATGGCAGAATCAGATTCATTCTCTTATGATATGAAAGCAGATCCTGTTTATAAGCAGTACCGTGATATGTATGAGAAAGAGAGTGAACTTGCGGCAAAGGATATTTTCGGTCTTGCCACAGCACTTACAGGAGGATACGGGAATTCTTATGCGGCTACGGCAGTTTCGGGAGTTGTCAGTGATTATCTTAACAAACTTACGGAAAAGGGACAGCAGCTGCGTGATAATGCTTATGATGAACACCGTGACAAAATAAGCGATCTTTATGCTGCATATAAAGAGTATGCCACCATTGCAGACAAAAAGTATGAACGACGGCAACAGGAAAATGCAGCAGAAAAGGCGGAGGAAAAGGCTGTAGCTCAGGCACTTAAAGACTTTGCCTTTGATGCTGCGGATGTCGGAGATTACAGTTTTCTTGAACAGCTGGGTATAAATACCGACAGCTTAAAGGAAAAAGATGCTCTTGAAAAGGCAGATCTTTTTGCAAAATACGGGGATTATTCGGGACTTGCGGCATCGGGAATTGATATTTCCAAACTGAATGAGGAGGAAAGTTATGAGCTTGCCCGTCTGTTTGCAGAATATGGAGATTACTCTCTTCTTAATCTCATTGGGGTTGATACGGACAACATTGAAACAAAGGATTATTATAACCGTTTGCTTCTGTGGGCAAGATATCTTAAGGCTTTAAGATGATAAAAATTTATATAAATGCGGCACACACCTCTTTTTCTCCGGGAGGTGTGTGGGGTGAAAGAACAGAGCATGAGGATATGCTGAAGTTTACGAGAATGCTTTCAATAGAGCTGGAAAGAGATCCCGATATTTCATGTAAGGTTTTTACGGGGGATCTCAGAAAAACGTTTACGGGGTATGATGTTGTGCTTTCATTTCACAGGGGGACAAATATTAAGAACAGTGAAAAACACGGGGCACAGGTATTTGTACAGGAGAATGCATCTGCAGATATACAGTATGAAGCGTTCAGATTGCTTGAAAGCATAAGCTCGGAAAAATATTTCAGAATGCTGGGTGTACATACAGCCACAAGTAAAAATATTCCTGCAAGTATCAATCATACGGGTTGTGAGAGGACATTTCTGTTTCATATAGGCTTTATTGATTCACAAAGAGATAACAGATTGTTTGACAGCTGTTATGAGGAACTCGCACGGGAACTTTCGGAAAGAATAAAAGAAGTGTTTAAGGAGGAGAAAAATGAAGATAACACCTGATTTTCAAAGACTTCATACGGGAGAAAACAAATCGCGGGTGATTCTTGTTGATATAAGTGACCTTCTTGTGAATGTTACAGCAAGACTTTCTTTTGTGACTCCCAGGGGAAGAATTTTTATAACAGATCCGCTGAAATTTACTGATGATGTATGCAGGTACCGTATTCCCGACAATGTTCTTGACGGAAAGGGATTGCTTCTCGTTCAGCTGAGTGCATACGGAAATGATGACTATGTCATAAAATCTCCCGTAGTTGAATTTCCTGTTTATTCTTCCGTAGATGATATGAGCTGTCCTGCGGTGAGTGAAGAAGGACTCAGAAGTCTTTCGGAACTGCTTGAAATGGCAGAAAGTAAGCAGGATAAGCTTATTTTTGATGATGCTCCCGTAACAGGAAGTCTTAATCCTGTAACATCATCCGGTATAGCACAGGCCCTGAAGGATATCGCTGAAGAAATAAGTGCGGGAACTGATGGTTTTTCTCCTGTTGTTTCGGTTAATTATGTCGCCGGGGGACATGAAATTACGATTACCGATAAAGAAGGGGAGAAAATATTTATTGTTTATGACGGAGAAAAAGGTGAGAAGGGCGATAAGGGTGACAAGGGGGAAAACGGAGCAAACGGAGCCAAGGGCGACAGAGGCTCTGACGGTTATTCGCCCGTAAAAGGAATTGATTATTTTGACGGAGAGAAGGGAGAGCCGGGTATTCCCGGTGAGAAGGGGGACAAGGGAGATCCCGGGGAGGACGGTATCACACCTGTAAGGGGTGTCGATTACTGGACTGAAGCTGATAAGGCAGAGATAAAAAGCTATGTTGATGAAGTGATACTCGGAGGTGAGTGGTAATGAGTGTTCAGTCAAAAATGACAGCCATAGCATCGGGGCTGCGTACACTTTCGGGTACGGAAAACAAAATGGGTCTTGATGCCATGAATTCTCATGTTGCAGATGCAAATGATACCGTTGATACCCAGACGGGGCTTATAAGTCAGATAAAATCGGCACTTCAGGGAAAAACTGCAGCGGGAGAAGGCAAACCCGGACAGGAGAAGGATTTCAATACAGAGAAAAACGGTGTGTTTACGGTAGAACCTGATGAGGGGTATGTACTTACAAAGGTCACTATGGCGGTAGATGTTCCTGAAGAAAAGCCTGAACAGACAAAAACAGTAGATATTACGAATAACGGAACTGTAAACATTGCCCCTGATGCAGGTAAAACACTTTCGGGGGTTACAGTGAACGTAAATGTCCCCACCGGCGGAGGCAGTGGCAGTGATGACGGAATGCTTGCCGCCGTTTTGTCAAGAACAGTGACTTCTCTGAATGTTCCTGCAGGAACCGCAAAGCTTGGTCTTTATGCTCTGAGAAACTGTGATATGATGACGGCTGTTACTCTTCCCGAGGGACTCACTGCGATTGAAGGGTCGGCATTTTATAACTGTACTTCTCTCGGAAATATTGAAATTCCTTCAACTGTAACACTTGTTGATTCACAGGTTTTTTATAACTGTACGGCTCTGAGCACTGTAACATTCAAGGGAAAACCGGCAACTATTTACTATAATGCATTTAACCGTTGTACGGCATTGACGGATATTTATGTGCCCTGGGCTGAAGGTGAGGTTGCAGAAGCACCCTGGGGTGCAACGTCAGCCAAAATTCATTACAATTCGGAGGTGTAAAAGGTGAGTAATATAAGCGACAACACGGAAGCTTTGCAGGATATTCTTGATGCCGTGAATGACCTTCCCGGAAGTGTATCCGATGACAGTCATACTCATGATGACAGATATTATACCGAAGGAGAGACGGATGCACTGCTTCTTATGAAAAGTGACAAGAACCACGACCACGACGGAAGATATTATACCGATGATGAGACAGATTTGCTTCTTTTGAGTAAGAGTGATGTTACTCATTCTCATGATGAAACATATAATACAAGGGAAGAAATAACTGCTCTTCTCTCGGGGAAAAGTGATGTGTCACATAAGCACAGTGAGTATGCAGATAAAACGGATATACCCACGGTCCCGTTAAATGTATCGGAATTTGCCAATGATGTGGGATATGTTAACTCGACCCTGATGAATGAGGCACTGTCCGTAAAGAGTGATATAGCTCATACTCACGGTGAATATGCTCAAAAACAACATACTCACGATTATGCAGATAAAAAGCATGACCACTTATGTATAGTAAGTTTTCCGGGACCAATAACAGTATCAGGCTATTTGTCCTGTTCTATTGCAACTTCGCCAAGTTTTGAAAACAGTATTTATGGTGACGAGTTAAGAATAGAAGGTAATCAAAGTGCCGTTATAGCAAGTCACGGAGGTTATATTGCCAATGATTCTTATGAAGTCTGTTTATGTGCAAGCGAATTATGTGAAGCAACCGAAGATGCATTAAATGCTTTTGCAACAGGTCTTAAGACAAAAGTGAACGGACAAAATACTTTTGCAGCAGGCTATAAAAACACAGCCAATAACAATCAATTTGTAATAGGAAAAAACAGCAGGGAAGTGACAGGCTGTTCAGATACCGATGAACAAACGGATGATAGTTCCGTTTTTATAATCGGATACGGGACAGAACATACACCTGCAAATGCAATGAGAGTGACTTCATCAGGTAAATGCATGGGAGCGAGTGCTTTTGTCGGAAGCGGTGCTGACTTTGCTGAGTACTTTGAATGGCTTGACGGAAATCCCGATAACGAGGACAGACGAGGCAGAATAGTCACTCTTGACGGTGACAAAATAAGATTTGCTGTTTCTGAAGATGATTATATCTTAGGTGTTGTATCAGGCTCGGGCTGTTTTATCGGAAATTCACAGAGTGAAGAATGGCAAGGAAAATATCTTAAGGATATATTCGGAGAAAATCTCACCCGGCAAGCGGAAGTACCTGAAAGTATTAAAGAAAAGAAAATACTTGTAGAAGATGAAAAGGGAGAAAGGGTTGAACAAACGATAACTGAAGTCATTCCTGCACACACAGTAACGCAGTTTATTGTCAATCCCGATTATGACCGTGAACAGGAATATGTAAGCCGTGAGTTCAGAAAAGAATGGTCTCCTGTAGGCTTCCACGGTCAGATAGTTGTAGCGGATGACGGAACTTGTCAGGTTAACTCATATTGTAAACCTTCAAAAAACGGTATCGGTACGGCAGCTGAAAGCGGTTTCAGAGTTATGGCAAGACTTGATGATACGCATATCAGGGTTCTTGTTAAATAGGCGGTAACTGAAAAAGTATCACTTTTAAGTAAAAACATTTATATAAACCATCTTAATTTTAACAGAAACGAGGGAAAATATGGCATTTTTAATACCCGATAAAGTACGTACCGAGTACGGGCTTGAAATAAAAGAAAAGATCCTTCCCGCAGCATTGAAGCCGGACACAAAGCTTTCAAACGGAACGGGAAAGGTTGAGTACATAACCATTCATAACACAGATGATATCAATGAAGCGGCAGATACAAACGATGCTGAACAGTATGCAAGAGCCACATTCAACGGTAATATGGGCGGAGTGACGGTTCATTATTACATAGATGAAACGGATTGCTGGCAGATACTGAAAGAAGATGAGATAGGTTATCATGCAGCAGACGGCAAAACGGGTCCCGGGAACGGAACGAGCCTTGCCATTGAAATAATTATGGACGGTTCAGGCAGTAATGCTGATACTGCAGCAGAGAACAGAGGGGCAAAACTTGCCGCAATTCTTCTTTACAGACACGGCCTTAGTATCGACAGACTTGCAAACCATAATATATGGTACCCGAATAAATACTGTCCTGCATATATTCTTCCTCATTGGGATGAATTCAAAAACAAGGTTGAGGCTTATCTTCTTGAGATAATTTCAACTGACAATAATATAAATGAGGGGGCGGGAAAAGTGGCTGACACAGACGATATTATTTACAGAGTTCAGGTAGGTGCATTCAAAAACAAGGAAAACGCTGACAATTATGTAAAAACCTTAAAAGCGGCAGGCTTTGAGGCATTTACTGTTATTGCAGGTTATGTTGACGGAGACGGACAGATAACCTCTGCTGATGCAAGAACTGCTCTGAGGAAATCGGTAGGACTGGAGGAATAAGGATGTTGATGAAAGAAAGACTGAAGTCATGGGCAGTGTGGCTGTCCGTATTCGGTGCATTGGGGGTAATACTCAACGCATTCGGAGTATTTGAAAAGATAGGCATTGACAGTGCAACATTTGATGTTGTTGTAAATGCAGTGGGAAGTGTTCTTATAGCCTTCGGGATACTTAATAATCCTACGGATAAAACCGGCTTTTAAGGAGGATTTCTTATGAGTGATAATTGTCCTTGTGAGGCTGTGAGAGAACTGAAAACAATAGTTGAACGTCACGACAGGCAGCTGAATAAAGACCACACAGAGTTTGCCGAGATTCAGAAAGACCTTCAGTACATAAAAGAAAGTCTTGACAAAAAGAGCCGTCTTAATATGACGACTGTGACTGCTGTGATTCAGGCATTATGTACACTTGCCGTTATGATTATTGCGGCAAAGCTGGGAGTGTAATAAGAGTAATATAATAAATTTACGGTTTCAGTTTTCGGCAGATATATAACACTTTGTTATGTGTTGCAGTATAAAACAAACCCGACTCGCTTTTCTGAGTCGGGTTTGTTGTTATCAGTCTGATATTCTTTGACTGCCGTATTCTACGGTAATACTTTTAAGTGTGTTAGGGTTATAAACAGGGATCCACTGGTCGCCTGTTTCTGTATTTTCCTTGAATGTATCCTTATCCGCAGCGACGTTTATTCTGTCAAGTCCCTTTATCTCACCGTTTTCAAGATAGCAGGTTTCCCAGAACGCATGATGTCCTATATATTTAACGGATTCGGGGATGTATACATAAGTCATTGCCTTGTTGTAACTGAATGCATCGGTGCCTATTTTTTCAAGGCCTTCAGGAAGAGAAATGTAATAAGCAAGATCCTTTACGGAGACATAATCAGTGTTTTCAACGGCAATCTCTGTTTTATATGTATAAAAATCCTTCATGTTAGGCATTTCAAAGAAAGCAAGATTATCAATAACCTTCAGATTTTCGGGAAGATATACCGTTGCAAGATTTGCATAATTAAAGCACAGCTCTCCTATTTTTGAAACCGTAGAGGGGACAGTGTATGTCATTACAAGAGTTTTGTATTCTTCAAATATTTCATTGTATATTTCCTCAGAAACGAGAGGCTCATTGTTTTCGTCAAGAGGAACACCCTGCCACAATTCCTTGGGATAGTTATACTTTTCTCTGAGATACTGGTCATGGTCACAGGGGTAACAGATTACCTCTGTCTTGTCCTTATTGTATAAAACACCGTCTACATCGCAGTAATTCGGGTTGTTTTCATCTACAAAAATGGCTTTTAATGACCAGCATGAATAGAAAGCCTTTGCATCGATCTGAGTGACATTTTCACCGATGTATACGACCTTGAGATATCCGTCACAGTTGAAGGTATAGTCTTTAAGATGAGTGACAGGTTTTTCTTTATCTTCAACTATTTCAAAGTAGGGTTTAGGCACTGCGGAGAGAGCAGCTTTTTCATTTTCAGCTTTTACCTGTGCCGCCTGATATGCAAGAAATTCTTCTTTAGAACTGAGATAATTCTTTTCTTCTTCAGACAGAGTAGTTTCTTCCTCGGTCAGCTCTTCTTCTGAGGTGCTTTCCTCAATGTTGGCAGTGGTATCTTCTTCTGCAGAAGTATTCTCTTCCGTTGTTGCTTCTTCAGAAGAGTTTTCTTCAGCAGTTGTGTCATATTTATCGGGATAAACTATGTCCATAACATAGTTTATGTGTAATTCTTCTATGTATCCCGGATTGCTGAATTTTGAAAATTGATAGTTACCGTCATCAATTTCAGCAAAGGTGAAGGTGTCGCTCTGAAGAATCATCAATGAAAAATACATAGACAGTGAAACAGCAATGATTATAACAGCTATAAAAATTATCTTTTTGAGGGTATAGTGCTTATAGGGTTTGTTGATATGAGGTGCTGCCAGTCCTTCTATCTTATATGTATATATCTCATCCTCGGGGATATCGAGTATTATGTCTTCCTGAGGTAAGTTATTCATTTTCTTTTCTTTATCATTTTTACTCAT